ATTATCGTTTAAAAAATGGTTCTGAAATTAAAGCTGTGGCAACTTCTTTAGATGCGTTACGTGGTTATACACCTACGTTACTTGTTATGGATGAGGCGGCTTATATTGAGGGTGGTGAAGAAGTTTACGCGGCAGCTCAACCAGCTTTATCGACGGGTGGTGGAGCCATTCTTATTAGTACACCTAATGGTATGGACCCATTATACCATAAAACTTACATGTCAGCTAAAACTAAAGATAAAACAAACAATCCTTTTAATATCGTTGAAATGAGATGGTTCCAAGACCCACGTTATAATAAGGGTATGGTTTGGCAGAAAAAAGATGAAGCGGGTGAAGTAATAGAAGAAAAGGTTGACATGGACTACGCAAATTTTGAACAGTTAGAGTCTGAAGGTTGGCAACCAACTGCCCCTTGGTTTGAGATGATGTGTGGTCAGTTAAATAATAACCCAAGAACTATTGCACAAGAGTTATTATGTGCATTTAACGGTTCGGGTGATAATGTTATAAACTCAAAATACGTTGAGTATCAAAAGAAAAATAACGTCAAAGACCCTATTAGAACTGAATGGTTAGACGGTAACATGTGGATATGGGAAGACCCACAATTAGGTCACGAATATATTTTATCTGTCGATGCCGCTTCTGGTTCGGCTGATGACTTCGCATCTATTTGTGTTATGGATTTTACTACAGGTCACCAAGTTGCTGAATATCACGGTAAAATTGCACCCGATACTTTGGGTGAAATCGCGGTAGAATATGGTAATCGATATGAGGCATTTGTGGTTGTTGATATTACGGGTGGTTATGGTGTGTCTTCAGTTTTAAAAATGATTGAGATGGGTTATTCTTCTAAAAAAATGTATTATGACGTTGTTTTAGGTATTGATTCTGTTACAAACAATAAAAATTTAGAAAGACATATGAGAGATGGTAAATTACCTGGTCTAAACTTTCAAAAAAATAGAAATACTATTATTACTAAATTAGAAGAGGCTGTTAGATTAGATTCTTTTAAAGTACGTTCTATTAGGTCTATTGCTGAAATGGATACATTTGTATTTAAAAACGGTCGTCCTGACCATATGAAAGGTTACCACGATGATTTATTAATGGCAATAGCGATGTGTTGTTTTGTATCTCAAACTTCTTTTAAAGATTTTGAAAAAAGTAAGGGTCAAACTAAAGCGATGTTAGATTCTTGGGTTGTTTCAACCAACACTAGTGAAACAGTTGACGCATTAAATACTTCAGAATATAACGCAGTAGTTAATAGAGAAGCGACAGCAAAACAAGTACAACATGCTTTATCTGAACATAATTGGGTTTTTGCTGGTATGAAAGGTTTTAAGGACATGGATAAAAACAAAAAAATAATAAATAGAAGAAGTTAATACATTCACATTTAAAGATAGATGGTTACTTTTAGTATGAATATTTATTTCTAAATATAATATAACAAGGTTTGAAAATTAATTAATGGCCGACAATAAAGATTTAACAGTATATCAGAAATTATTTTACCTTTTTGGTCAAAATAAAAAACCTGAAAGAACCACCCCAAAATATAGTTTTGGTGACGGTGATTTAATCACCATGCAATCAAAACAAGATTACGATAAACAAAAATTAGAATTACAACAAAAAAGTTATCTTGAGTCGCAATGGCAAAGAGTAGATAATGAACTTTATCAAAAAGCTGTTTACTATGAGACCTCAAGAATTGCTTCATATATGGATTATGAGGCTATGGAATTTACACCTGAAATTTCTGCCGCTTTAGATATTATGGCAGAAGAATCTTGTACACCAAGTGAACAAGGTAAAGTACTTACCATACAATCAAACTCTAAAAGAGTTAAAAATGTTTTAGAAGATTTATTTTACAACGTAGTTGATATTCAAACTAATTTACCAATGTGGACTCGTAATACATGTAAGTATGGTGATAATTTTGTTTTCTTAAAAATTGATAATAAAAGAGGTATTATAGGTTCTTCACAATTAACTAATATTGAAATAGAACGTAAAGAAGAGGGTATGTTTCCTACACAAAAAGAAGGTAACACAACACCTATGCAAGAACAAAAGAAAAAACAAGTTATATTTCATTGGCGTGAAAAGGCCATGGATTTTAACCCATGGGAGATTGCACATTTTCGTTTATTAGGTGATGATAGACGTTTACCTTACGGTACTTCGGTGTTGGAAAAGGCTAGACGTATTTGGAAACAAATGTTATTATCTGAAGATGCGATGTTAGTTTATCGTGTTGTTAGAGCACCTGAAAGACGTGTATTTAAAATTTATGTCGGTAACATTGATGATAAAGATGTTGATGCTTATGTACAAAAAGTAGCTAATAAATTTAAAAGACAACAAATTGTTGACCAAAAAACAGGACAGGTTGATTTACGTTACAACACATTAGCTGTAGATCAAGATTATTTCGTTCCTGTTCGTGACCCTAACGCACCAAACCCAATAGATACTTTGGCGGGTGCTAGTAATTTAGATCAAATTGCTGACATTGAGTATATTCAAAAGAAATTATTAACAGCGCTTAGAGTACCTAAAGCATTTTTAGGTTTTGATGAATCTCCTGGTGACGGTAAAAATTTAGCTTTATTAGATATTCGTTTCGCTAGAACAATTAATAGAATTCAACAATCTATGATTCAAGAATTGAATAAATTAGCTATTATTCATTTATTTATTTTAGGGTTTACTGATGATTTAAATAATTTTACTTTAAATCTTACTAACCCATCTACTCAGGGTGAAATGTTAAAAGTTGAACAATGGAAAGAAAAAGTTCTTCTTTATAAAGATTTAGTGACTCAAGTTGATGGTGGTATAGCTCCTTCATCACATACTTGGGCTAAGAAAAATATTTTTAATTGGACCGATGAGGAAATTAAAACCGACCTTGAACAACAAATGATGGAGAGAGCTGCATCTAAAGAATTAGAAAACACACCTGAAGTTGTTAAGAAAACAGGTTTCTTTGATAGGGTTACTAAACTTTATGGTGAAATTGGTGGACCTACTCCTGCAGCTGGAGCTGAAGGTGGTGGGGTTGAAGAAGGTGGAGCTGAAGCTGGCGGTGGATTTGGTGGCGGAGGAGGATTTGGTGGTGGTGGCCTTGAACTAGGTGGTGGTGAAGAAATTGGTGGTGGAGCTGAAGTTGGTGAAGAAGGTGGTGAAGAAGGTGGTGGGGCTGAAACCGGATTTGGTGAAAGTTTTCGTTATAAAGACAAATCAATTATCGATAAGTTATTAATGGAGGGTAGAAGAAAAAATGAGGATATTATGATGATGACCGAAGGAATTAAAAATTTAATAGGTGAAGAAGAAGAAAATAGTGACAAAGATTTAGATGACTTTAATTTATTACAAGATTAATAATATTTATATATTAAAAGCTAAAAATGAATTTCGGTATAATTAAAAACACATACGCAAAATCCCTAATAGATTCATACATAAACGAATCAAAAGGAGGTAACAAAAAGAAATATAAAGAATTTATTAAAAGTATTTCTGAAAGTCCTATTCTAAGAACACAGTTTATTGTTTATAAAAACATTGAGAACGGTTGTTTTGACTCAGAAGTTAATGCCACTGAATATTTAAAAGAAAATATTTCATTATTTAATGAGTTTGGTAAAAAAGATATCATTAAAGAAAATGAAAAGTTAGGTAATAAAATAAAAATTACTTCTTTTGGTTATGAATTAAAACAGTTACACGAATCTTTAAATGATTTAATTGTTTTAGAAAAAAAGGCTGAAACTATTAATAAAATCCACAATTCTTTTGAGTACGTTAAAAAATGGTTACTTTCACCTAAAAAAATTAACGAATCGACAAGTAATGTAAAACCTGTTGATGCTAATAAATTTTTAGATATTGTAACTAAAAAATATAACGAAAAGTATTCTAATATTTCTGAAGAAGAAAAAAAAGTTTTAAAAACTATTCTTTCTACAAATGATATAGAAAAAGAAAGTTTATTAAAAGACATGGTTAAAGAATCTATCACACTTATCAACAACTCTTTAAAACAATTTGGTGATAATTTAGAAATTAAATCTAAATTATTAGAGGCTAAAGATGTTGTTTATAATTTAGAGTATAACAAGGACTCTTTTAAAGAAGATATTTTAAAAGTTTACGAACTTAAAACAAATTTAAGTTAATAACAAATTTTAAAACCCGTTTCTAATGATTAAAACAGAATCAGAAAATTTAGTAAAGTTACGTCAAATAGTAAAAGAAATCGAATCTAAAGAATTTGATTTTGGTGATGATAAAGATTATCAGAGACTTATTGAAAGTGTTGATAGTTTGATACATAATGAAATGGGTAAGATTAATTGTGAAACTAATAAAGATTGTAAAATAAAATCTTACGAAACTTTATTCACGTCTATTATAACAATTTTAGAAGGTAGTAAACATTTAATTTAAAATGTCACAACAAGAAGAAAATTTCAAAACACTTTGGGCTGAATATTCTAAGTTGGTCCTTAAAGAACTTGATAGGATGAACAACAACTATGAAAATTTAAGAGAGAATATTGAAAATATTAACTCTAAATTAAATGATGTTAAAAACACAGAAAAATCCTTACATGATTTAAAAATTTGGCAAGAAAAAATAAATGATGTGTGGTCACCTTCTCAAATGAAAGAAGCTAAAGATGAGGTTTATAAACAAAAAAATCGTTGGACAGCGACTATAGCAATTTTATTATTTATACAAATAATAGTCGGAATTATTGTCTCACTAAAAGTATTTTTTTAATAAACCCTCCAATTGGAGGGTTTTTTGTTTATAGCGGTTTTCTAAATGGATTAAATTTAGTATAATTAAAACATATAACAAAAAATAAATAATAACAAAATTATGAGTAAAGTTTTTTTAGAATACATTTGGTTAGATGGTAATAGTCCCCAAAATCTAAGAAGTAAAACAAAAGTTGTTGACAGTACAGATATACTTGAAAGAGATGGTAATTCTAAACAAGGTTACCCTGAATCCTATCCACTTTGGAGTTTCGATGGCAGTTCAACAAAACAAGCCGGTGAGGAATTTGGTTTTGATGGTACTGATTGTGTTTTAAAACCTGTCTGTGTTGTTAGTGACCCTTTTAGAAGTAAAAGTTCATCTTACCTTCACAAATTAGTTTTTTGTGAGGTTTTTAACCCTGACGGTAAAACACCACATAAAACAAACACAAGAAGTAAGTTAAGGGATTTATTAGCCGACCTTAAATTCAAAGAGTATGACGCAAATCATTCAGAAGTTCCTTGGTTTGGGTGGGAACAAGAATACGTTATAACACACGCTCCAGACCCGAATAACCATTTTAGGTATGGTGGAGGATTTCCTTTAGGTTTTTTAGCCGGTGATTCAGGTAAACCAAGACCACAAGGTGATTACTACTGTGGTGTCGGTGGACTTAACGTTATTGGTAGAGACATTGTAGAAGAACATCTTACAAAATGTGCAGAAATAGGGTTAGATATAGGTGGAATTAATGCCGAGGTATTGATAGGTCAATGGGAATATCAAATAGGCCCTGTGACTGCTTTAAACGGTTCTGACCAATTATGGATTTCACGTTACATACTTGAAAGAGTTGCTGAGAAAAAAGGTTTAGGAATTTCTTATCACCCAAAACCTGTTAACGGTGATTGGAATGGTAGTGGTTGTCACGTAAACTTTTCAACCAAAGAAATGAGAGAAAAAGGTGGAATTAAAAAAATTCTTGAATCATGTGATAAATTGTCTGAAAGACATAAAGAACATATTGAAGTTTACGGTGAGTTTAATGAAAAACGTTTAACTGGTAAACACGAAACATCTAGTATGGAAAAATTTAGTTTTGGTAATTCTGATAGAGGTTCAAGTATTAGAATACCTGTACATACATATACCAACGAAAGGGGTTATTTCGAAGATAGAAGGCCAGCGGCTAACTGTGACCCATACAAAGTTTCTAACGTAATGATTGAAACAGTATTTGATAAGGCTGGAATAACAGTGGAACAATAACTGTTTTATGAAAAGAGGAAAAGAAATTAAACTGAATTTACCTTATGAATATAATGTAATTTCAGGAGCTGTGGA